AATAAGATGTATAACTACTCTATTGAAACCGTAGTTGACGCTTTCAAACTAAAAGAAATGGCTGAAAAGGCCTATGATGAAGTAGAGGTTATTGCAAGTGAGCAGTAAAATAGAAATATATTCAAAGCCTAATTGCACCTATTGTGTAAAGGCTAAAAACCTGGTGAAGACACTAGGCTTTGAATACACAGAAAAGATGTTTGGCAAAGATTTTAAAACGCCAGATGAGTTATTTGAGGCCGTAGGTAAACAAGTTAGAACTATGCCACAAATTATTATAGATGATAAACACATCGGTGGGTATAATGAGTTAGTTGAATACTTTGCTGATAAAGGTCTATGTAACTTCAAAGGTGAGATCATACGTGCATAAATTAAACATGGTCTTATTGTTAATACTATTAACAATTGCTGTATGTAATAGTATTGCAATTAAGAAGTTAAATGACGAAGTGTTTTGGCCTGCAGGTATAATGAAACCACTTAACAAATGATGACAGATAAAAAAGATATACCTGACAATGTAATATTGTTTCCTAAAATGCCTAAAAGGCAAATGTCGGGTAAGGCACAAGAACTAGACGCCAAAAGACAGGAGATGATAAGACTTGAACACAATAAGATATTTGTTCAGGCCGTGAGTGAAGACTTAACTGAAACAATGTTAATGAGATTAAAAGATGAAGGTGTCAATTTAGTTGATCCTATCTTTTTAAAAGATTACAAGTTATTGAGTGAGTCATTAAAGTCGCTTATATTAAGACATCTCAAAATGAAACACCCTCTACAAGAGCGTGTAGATAGATCAGTAACAACAAAAGGTGAAGGCAAGAATTTATATGCTATTACAATTGATTATAAAAAGTTTTAAAGAATTCCATAAAGCACTTTGGGATACTACAAATACAAAAACGTGCCTTGTATTTGATAGTTTAATTGAGGCACATTATATAATAAGGAGTGAATAAATGTTTAAATCATTATTTACAAATGACTCATTAAGAGTTGTATCAAAATCAAAAAAAACTGAAACAAGAGGAAGAAAATCTTTGTCAAAAAGACAAAAGGTTCTTAACCTTTTATCAAAAGGAGAGTCTGTAACTTGGAAAACTTTAAGAAACAGATTTGACTTGGTTTCACCAAGAGCACTTGTTGACACGTTAAGATCAGAAGGTAACATGATCTATGTTAATAAAACTGCTAAAGGTACATCTTACAGAATGGGTGTTCCTACAAAAGCGATTATCGCTGCTGGTATTAAAAAATTATATGGTACTCCGTACGCATATAAAAATGCCTAATACTCAACGAGTATAAATAGATGTATAGGGGTAGGGAGACTTACCCCTTTACATAACAACATGAGGAGGGCATTATGCCAACAACAACCGCAAATTTAAATATGACAATGGGAACAGATTCATCAAGTGCTCCATTGTTACACGAAATTCTAACCAAAGTAAACAACGCAAAAGACAAACCAGCAAAGATTGCTGTATTAAAGAAGAATGACTCTGTACCTTTAAGACAAGTTTTAAAAGGTGCATTTGACCCTAATATTAAATGGGCATTACCTGAAGGTACACCACCATACAATGAGAATGACGCACCAGCAGGTACTGAACATACAACTTTATTTACAGAAGCAAGAAGACTATGGCACTTTGTAGAAGGCGCTGATCAAAAACTATCTAAAACTAAAAAAGAGATGATGTTTATTCAGTTACTAGAAGGCCTACATAAAGATGACGCTGCTCTTATGATTGCAGTTAAAGACAAAGCACTTAATAAAAAGTACAAAGGTCTTACAGACGCTGTGGTAAAAGAAGCTTTTGGGTGGAATTCAGAATACAAAACGTCCTAAACATAAATATTATTGAGTGATTCTATAATATTCAACTATAGGGTGCATGACAGAATGTCACACCCTATAAACCTATTGATTTATCTACATTATTTGTCCATTTTTTGCTTGATTACTCCGTTGTTTTCTGATATATTATTAGTATGAAAACAACAAATAAGGAGAATATATAATGTCAAAAACAAAACAATGGATTGAAGAATCAACTGAAACTAAAGTTGATAATATTATTGCTAAATTAACATCTGGTGAGATTACTAGATCAGACGCTAGAGATCAAATTATGAATGTTGATAATATTGCAATGTTAGGTATTGATGAGAATACCGTTGATGAAGTAATTTACGAGGCTCATGCCAATGCGTAAATCTTTCTTAATATTATTTTTAGTATTTGTCTATACTTGGTCTTGGTCTATTTTTAATATTGCCAAGGCAGATGATTATAACAAGGCAGTTATTGGCCATGTTATTTCAGAAACAATTAAAGGCACAGATATTGATACATCATATATTATGGAGCAAGAACTTGAAAAACTTGCTCATAAATTTATGATAGACTCAATGATTATATTACAGGCATATCTACCACAAATCATAGATGGTGTTGCCGCTGATTTAAGATTAAAACTTGACGAAAAATATAAAGAGGCAATTTTAAATGGCGAAAATAACAACTAGAAAAATGAAAGCAATGAAGTTAAAAAAGGCTCTCAAAAAAGAGTTTTCTTCTAAGCGTAAATATAAGACTACTTACAAAGATATTAAAAAGTATTTCAGACTTCTAAACAACGTTATTTTTGATAACAAGTTAAGTCCGTTCGGACAAATTCAAATAAAAGATTTAAAAAGAGAAAAGTGTATAGGGCAAGTAGTAACCTTTGAATGGAAAAGAAAAGGTACTAGATTATACAAATTAGAGATGTTGCCCACATATCCTGATAAAAGAGATTTTATGGACACTTTAGTACATGAAATGGTACACTTGTACCAAATGCAGAACCTAGGTGATACGGGAAACCATAATGACGTGTTTTGGTCGTTTAGTCCCAAAGTGAATTACGTAGGATTACAATTATAAAAAGAAAGTATATTATGAAAGATAGTGAGAAGAACCATATAGACGAGTGGTTACAAAAGCAGATAAAGAAAGGTATCAGTACTATTGAGTCTGTTTTACAAAACGAGAAAGGTGAATGGGAGTTATATTACACAGGCCATTTACATAAAGACATCTTAACAAATTTTCCAGGTAGAACTAGTAAAAAGATATTTAAAGGTTATAGACAGCTTTTAGATAATGACAATTTAGTTTTTACACAGAAAAAATTTGATGAACACGGTTATGAATATTTTGTAAAGAGAGGGAGATAATGGCAAAACTATTGAAAAAACAAAAAGAAATACTACAAGAAGTTGTTAAAGGTAAAGGTTACTTTAAAACACCTACGGTACCTAAAGACCATAGTGAAAAAATATTAGATGATTTAGTTAATCTTTATTTAAAAGACCTAATTGTATTCAATAGAGAATATGATGTACCATCATTTGGCCCAAGTAGTGAACACAAGGTTAGATATAAATGGTATGCTGTAACGATTAATAAAAAGAAAACTATCAAAGATTTACGAAAGGTAATAAAAGATGGCAAAATTTAATTGGGATAAATTATTACATACATCTTGGTTTTATACTAAAGTTTTATTTGCAGTAATGGGATTAATGGTTGCTTCATATATCTATGGTACGTATAAACCTAATAAAACTGCTATTGCAGTTGTCAATGAGGACCTTGATAAATTTTATATGCAAAAAATAGAAGAAATGGGATTACAAGAACCTGAATTTACATACAGCAATGATATTCAGTTTGTAAGAGCAATGCATAAGTGTATTAATTATATTAACTTTTCACTTGCAAAAGACCAAAGAGTGCCATATGAGATGATTATAGGTCAGGCAGTATTAGAGTCTGGTTGGGGTAATAGTAGATTTGCAGTACAAGGTAATAACTTATTCGGTATTAGAACATGGACAGAATCAACACCACACTTATTGCCACAAGGTATTGAGAAGTGGCCTGGTTGGGGTGTAAGAGCATTTGCTAGTAAATGTGATAGTGTTAAAGAGTATGTAAGATTATTAAACAATCACAATGCTTACAAAGAATTTAGAGAAATGAGAGCAATGATGTTGAGTAAGAATCAACAACTTGATTCTTTTCAACTTATCAAAACTTTAGATAAGTTTTCTACTACACCAGATTATGACAAAAGAGTTATAAGAATGATAAAGAAAATAAGAAAACTAGAGGAGAAAAAATAATGAGTAATGATGTATTAGGTTATTCTTCACACGATTGGCGTAAACATACAGACAGCGCTGTCGTAGTTGATGATAATGTTGAACACAAAGCTTTAAAGGTTAATGATAGTAGAGTTATTTTTATTAACCCTAAAACATTGAAAGAGGAAACGGTAGATGTTTCCAGACTTATAAGAGTCTTTGTTAATAACTATGAATCTCATAAAAGGAGTGTAAAATAATGTTTGATTTACAACACGGATTATTAATGTTTTTTATAGGTTGTTCTATAACAATCATAGGGTTTTTTATTGCGTATGTGGTTGCTTTTAAAAACTACTATAATGAAATACATAAAACAAAAAGAAAGCCTGGTCCACTAGATGACTTAATGAAAAATATGCCAGGTTCAAAACAAGGTGATGATTGCCAATGAGTTATGCTAATTCAGAAAATCACAAAAGAAATGTGAGAGTTTTAGCAGAGGGTGCTCAAGGCAAAAAGATGACACGTAAAGTTGATCTATGGGAGTACGAGTCATTAGCAGATTGTATTAGATCAGATCAAGTACCTGCCGAAGAAATTGCAGAAATCTTTACAGACAAAGCGTACTACAAGTGGTACAAAAAGAGATATTTCAAACATAAATAGTACATGTTCTTAACATTGGTAACATTTATAAGTGCCATCAGCATATCACTAATTGCTGCTGGGTATTCTATACTTGGTTTAGCAACACTATTTGCTGGTGCATATGTACCTATTATTGCAATGGGTTCAGCATTAGAAGTAGGTAAGTTAGTTGCAGCTTCATGGTTGTATCATAACTGGCGCAGAAACATTCCTAAATCATTAAAAGCATATCTATTTACATCAATCATAGTTTTAATATTCATAACGTCTGTGGGTATCTTTGGTTTCTTATCAAAGGCTCATTTAGATCAGGTCAAACCTACAGCAGGTAATACAGAGCAAATAGCATTAATAGATAAAAAGATTAGACAGGAAGAGAAGATTATAGAACGAGCAGAAAAAACACTTGCTCAATTAGATAAAGCGCTTGATGTTTATATTGACAAAGAATATGTTAGTAGGGGACTAAAAGAGCGTAACAAACAAAAAGAAGAACGAGACCTGTTGAATAAATCAATAGACGAAGCAATGGCCAAAATAGCAGATTTGAACAATTCCAAATCGTCAATAAATATAGAACAATTAAAATTAGAAGCGGATGTGGGTCCATTGAAGTATGTTGCCGAGTTGATTTATGGTGATAATGCAAAAGATCATTTTGATAGTGCCGTTCGTATTATTATATTAATACTTATATTTGTATTTGACCCACTTGCAGTATTATTATTGATCGCTGCTAATATATCACTAAATCAATGGCGTGATAAGAGAGATGAGAATAAAACAGATACTATGGAGAGAGCATTAAAAAGAATAGAAGTATTAGAAGGTCGTAATAGACGACTCAAAGTATATAAAGATTTAACAAAAGAGTTTGGTGACAATCCAGACGAAATTAAACTTAAATTAAGTCAAATATATGACTGGAATAACGATAAAAACTAGTGCTTGACTTTATAGTCAAAATAATATATAATATTAGTATGATTACAATTGATGATATAAAAAGATTACATTTACCAGAACTAACACCCATACAGATACGTAGGATTAATAATGCTGAAACAAGCTGTAAGAATGCTACTAATGATTGGGCAAAGAACTATTGGTATAATGTTTTTAATAAACTATGTGAGAAGTATAATTGTATGGACTACTTCAGAAAGGTAATACACTAATGAATATATTTTATGTTGATAAAGATCCAAAGATTGCAGCTAAGATGATGTGTGATAAACATATTATCAAAATGATATTAGAGTCTGCTCAAATGTTATGTACTGCTAAAAGAGTATTAGATGGTATAGAGTGGACTGATTACTCAAAGAACGGTAGAAAAATTAAAAGATGGCGACTAGAAAATCCTAACGAAGAAGCAATTGTTTACAAAGCAGGTTGGTTAGGTCATCCTAGTACTCAATGGGTACTAAAGTCAGCATATAATTACACGTGGTTATTTAAACACTTCATGGCACTTAACGAAGAATACAAATTAAGATGGCAAAAAGATAAAGACCATGTATCGGTAACTAAACTTGCTGAACTCTTAAAACACCCACCTAAAAATGCACCACTTAACGTTATGGCAACAGACGCTACACCAGCAATGCCTGATCATTGTAAGATACCAGGTGACGTTGTGGGATCGTATCGTAAATATTACATATTAGAAAAAGTAAGATTTGCTAAATGGGAAAAACATGGTGCAGTTATGCCTGAATGGTTTAAAGAGGGTATCAATGCCAGGTAAGTGGGACGGTAAAAGTAGAATTCCTACTCAACTATATAAGGATAATTACAACAGAATATTTGGTAAGAAAGATGATAAAGGAAAGAATACAACAAAAAGGCGAAGACCTAAAAATGTTGCAAGGGCACGATAGACTTGCTTACCTAATAGATATTGCAAAAGATGTACCACAACTACCAGATGAAGTCAAAACAGAAACAAATAGAATACGAGGTTGTGCTAGTAACTTGTGGTTAATTGGTGGCACAAAAGAAGATAATACAATGATATATAAAATAGACGCTGACGCATTTATAACAAAAGGTACAGCAAAACTTGTAACTGACCTTGTAAATGGGTGTCCTAAAGATGAGATAAGTAATCTTACAATAGAAGACTTTTTACCTTTAGGCGTTAGAGAACTTTTAACAATGCAAAGACAAAATGGTCTAGGCAGTTTAATACAGAGGATAGTAGATATAGCAAATACTAAATAGAACTATGAATAACGTAAGAGATTTTATACAACTAAACATGAACTTTTTAAATGATATTCAAAGCTATCATTGGCAAACAGAGTCATATTCTGAGCATGAAAGCACAGGTGAATATTACGAAAAGTTTACTAAACTAAATGACGAACTTGTAGAAACTTGGCAAGGTAAAGTAGGCACACGAATAAACTTTAGTGCTGAATTAAGACCTGGCATAATGAACTATGCTGATAATGCTCAAGTAAGAGGTGAGGTACAAAAACAAGTTGCTAGAATAACGAAGATAGCAGAGCACCATAAAGTAAAAGGTCAAATGGATTTAGAAAGTATATTAGAAGATATGCTTATGACAACAAATCAATTACTATTTCATCTAACCTTAAAATAAATGCCCCTATACACATTTGAAAACAAGCGAACAGGTAAAACCTTTACGGAGATGATGACCATTTCTGAAATGGAATCATATCTAAAAAAGAACAAACATATTAAACAGAATATATCAAGTGTTAATATTGTTGCAGGTGTGTCAGGCATGAGTTATAGAAGTGACCAAGGATGGAAAGAAGTACAATCTAAAATCGCAGAAGCACACCCACAAAGTGCTTTTGCAAAAGAACATGGTAAGAAAAGTAT